AGAGGTATTACAGTTAGTGGAGCACATGGAATATATGTTGCAGAGTCTTTACTTTCATAATATTTATATTCATGGAAGATAACGACTACCCTGATTTTATAGAAAATTTTTAAACATAAATTATGGAAAATTTAAAAGAACTTGTACGCAAGCAATTAAGAGAACTGGCTAATAAAGCTAAATCATATACAATTGGTGATCAAACAAAAGCTGATACATTGATTGATTTATATAATCAAACCCAAAAATATAAATGGATAGGTAATGCTATTCAAATTGTAAAAGATGCAGGTGAAACAGGTATTGTACTTATGGATTTATTAGATAAATTATCTGAAGAACATCAACAAAATAAAACATCACAAGAAATAAATCCTCCATTAGGACGCTTAGTAGATAGTGGAGTATTAGTAAGAAATAAATAAATTAGAGGGCTTGGATTACCAAGCCTTCATTTGTATATTTATAAAAATTAAAAGTTATGAAAATAGGATTTACAGGTACAGTCTCGGTTGGAAAAACCACATTAGTAAAATCATTACAAGAACTCCCAGAATTTAAACACTACAATTTTTCTACTGAACGTAGTAAATATTTACGTGATTTAGGTATTCCTTTAAATACAGATAGTACATTAAAAGGACAAACAATATTCCTGGCAGAAAGATGTAGTGAATTAATTCAAACAAACGTTATAACGGATAGAACCGTGATAGATGTAATGGCATTTACTTTAAATGCTGAATCCATTAATACCGCAGATAAACATGGATTTGAACAATATGCTTCTTGTTTTATTGAAGAATATGATTGGATATTTTATGTAAGCCCATCAGGAGTACAAATAGAAGATAACAATGTACGTACTACAGATGCTGTTTATCGTACTCAAATTGATCAAACAATTAAATATATGTGCTCAGAACATTTATGGCGAATTAAAAACTTTGGTATTATCGCAGGTTCTAATGAGGATAGAATTAAACAAATCAAATCTTATTTAAGTTTATAATATTTATAATCAAAACTCTATATAAATGAAACGCAAAGATTTATACGAATATGTTCGTGAACAAATTATAAACGAATTAACTGAAGGTGCTGCTGAAGATCAAGCTGCAGCGGCTACTGCTTTAAAAAATCAACAAGCACAAATAGCTGCTGCTACTGCTGCATCCGCAGCTGCTGATGCTGCTAAAAAAGCTGCAGATACTAAAAAAGCAGAAACTGCAGCAGACAAAAAGCCAGGCCTAACAGAAGACGGAGTGAATGAATTAGCTCGTAAAGGTCGTAATATTCAAATGGGAGAAAATTTTGCTACAATTAAGGATGTATATGCTGGTAGCATGATTGGAAGAATTTTAGATGTAGTTGAAGAAGCAGGGAAGTAGAACCTGAAGAAACTACACCTGAAGATGACTTAGTAAGTTTAGGAATACCTAAAGTAACAGACAATCCTGAGGAAGAAGAGGATGTAAAAGATGATTATTATAAACCAGAAGATGAAGAAGATTCAACTGAAGAAGAACCAAAGGATATAGTAGTATCAGATAAAGAAGCTGAAAAAATAATAGGTGGAAAAGCATATGCTAAAAAATTAACACCTGAAGAAGAAGATGTAATCAATAAGTATAAAAATGCTATTACTAATAAATCAAAAGTATTAAAAGATAAAAAGGCATCCACTGATGATAAAGCTAAAGCAAAAGCAGCTTTGGATAGCTATAAAAAGAAAGAAGATCTTAAAAAATTATTTAATAAAAAAGGCGGTAAGAGTTTAATTGATTTCATAAATGATGAATTAAATAAATAATGAGTTGGTCTAAAGATAAAAATAAATTTTATTTTATCATTATTGTGGTATTAGTTATTATACTTTTACTACAAAAATGTAGTGGAGATATTGCTAAACCAACTCCACCATCAACTGATACTATAAGAACTACAGATACGTCATATATTACTATTACTAAGGAAGTACCAACATACATTCCTAAATGGAAAATAAAGACAGAATATGTCCATGATACAACTATAGTAATTGATACAGCATATGTTATAGGAGACTATTACTCAACTTACTACTACCAGGATTCTTTAGTAGCAGATTCAGTACGTGTTTATATAAATGACTCTATTACACAAAATAAAATAAAATTAAGAGACATAAAATATAAAATTACTATTCCTGTAATAAGTAATACACTTACTGTAGTTCAAAGAAAAAATGAATTTTATGCAGGTGTGGGGTTAGTTGGGAGTCAAAACGGAATTAACTATTTTGGACCTGAATTAATATTAAGAACAAAAAAGAAAAGTGTTTATGGTGTTGGAATAGGGATAGATGGAAATCTAAGACCTAATTTAAGTTTAAGAACACTTTGGAAAATAGGTAAAAAATAATGTCACAAGATTTAAAACAAATAATACGAGACGAATACATTAAGTGTGCCCAAGACCCGGCACATTTTATGCGTAAGTATTGTCATATACAACATCCACAACGTGGACGAGTTATATTCAATTTATATCCATTTCAAGGTAAAGTATTAAATTTATGGAAAGAAAATCCATATTCTATTGTACTTAAATCTCGTCAATTAGGTATTTCAACATTAGCAGCAGGATATTCTTTATGGATGATGACGTTCCATAAGGATAGAAACATATTATGTTTATCTAAAACTCAAGAAACAGCTAGAAACATGGTTACTAAGGTTAAGTTTATGTATGATAACTTACCTTCATGGCTTAAAGTAACAGCTGAAGAAAATAATAAACTATCATTACGATTAAGTAATGGATCTCAAATTAAAGCAAAATCATCAAATGCCGACTCAGCTAGATCTGAAGCCGTATCTTTACTTATAATTGATGAGGCTGCATTTATTGATAACGTTGAAGAAACATGGGCATCTGCTCAACAAACTTTAGCTACGGGTGGTGGTGCAATTGTATTATCAACTCCTTATGGTACAGGTAATTGGTTTCACCAAACATGGGTAAGAGCAGAAGCTCAAGAAAATGATTTTCTACCTATTAAATTACCTTGGTATGTCCATCCTGAACGAAATGAAGAATGGAGAAAAAAGCAAGATGCAGATTTAGGAGATCCTAGATTAGCAGCACAGGAATGTGATTGTGACTTTACAACATCCGGAGATGTAGTATTTTACCCTGAACATTTAGAATATTACTTATCTACTTCAGTAATAGATCCTATGGAAAAAAGAGGAGTAGATGGAAATTTATGGGTTTGGGAATCTCCAGACTATACTAGAAACTATATGGTGGTTGCCGATGTTGCTAGAGGAGATGGAAAAGATTTCTCAGCGTTTCATGTGATTGATTTAGAAACTAATGCTCAAGTAGCAGAATATAAAAGTCAAATATCACCAAAAGAATTTGGATACTTATTAGTAGGTATAGCTACTGAATATAATGAAGCTATGCTTGTAGTAGAAAATGCAAATATTGGTTGGTCAACTTTAGATTCTATTATAGAAAGAAACTATAGAAATCTATATTATTCACCTAAAAGTGACAATACAACCTCTAATTCGTATTTTACTAGATATGAAGACACATCTAAAATGACTCCAGGTTTTACTATGTCATTAAAAACCCGTCCATTAGTAATTAATAAAGGAAGAGAATATTTAGGTGATCATAGTATTATTATTCGTTCAAAGCGATTAATAGAAGAAATGAAAGTGTTTGTTTGGAAAAATGGAAGAGGAGAAGCACAATCGGGATATAATGACGATTTAGTTATGTCTTTTTGTACAGCAATGTACGTAAGAGATACAGCTTTAAAGAATAAACAGCAAGGAATAGAAATGACAAAAGCAACATTAAACAATATATCAAAACCATCTTCACATCAAGGAGCATATTTTTCATCTGGAACTGACAATCCATACACAATGAATATAGGTAATAATCAAAGCGAGGATATTAGTTGGTTAATTTAAAATAAACAAAATGGCAGATACAAGTGTATTCACACGATTAAAAAGATTGTTCTCAACGGATGTAATTATTCGAGAATATATTCTCAAAACGCTACCTCACTTTATGGTCAACAATTAAATGTTAACTTTCAATATTTAAGAGCCCAACTATATTCAGATTATGATGTAATGGATACAGACGCTATTGTAGCATCTGTTTTAGACATTGTGGCTGATGAATGTTCATTAAAAAATGAAATGGGCGAAGTATTACAAATTCGTAGTTCAGATGAAGATATACAAAAAATATTATATAACTTATTTTATGACGTATTAAATATTGAATTTAATTTATGGTCGTGGGTTAGACAAATGTGTAAGTATGGTGATTTTTTCTTAAAATTAGAAATTGCTGAAAAATTAGGAGTATATAATGTTATACCTTATACAGCATATCATATTCAACGTCAAGAAAATTACAGCAGAGAAAACCCAACTGCAATAAGATTTAGATTCAGTCCTGATGGATATATTGGTGGAGGTACATATAATGTTCCTAATCAACAAGATGAAACTAGTGGAATTTATTTTGATAACTATGAGGTAGCTCATTTTAGATTATTAACTGATGTTAACTATTTACCTTATGGTCGTTCTTATATCGAACCCGCTCGCAAATTGTTTAAACAGTATACATTAATGGAAGATGCTATGTTAATTCATAGAATATCTCGCGCTCCAGAAAAACGTGTATTTTATATCAATGTTGGATCTATTCCTCCTAATGAAGTAGAAAACTTCATGCAGAAGACTATCAAGACAATGAAGAAAACTCCATATATTGATCAACAAACTGGTGAATATAATTTAAAATACAACATGCAAAACATGTTAGAAGATTTTTATATTCCTGTTCGTGGTAATGATAGTGCTACTAAAATTGAAACTACTAAAGGTTTAGAATATGATGGTATTAAAGATGTTGAATATTTAAGAGATAAGTTATTTGCTGCTTTAAAAGTACCTAAAGCATTTATGGGTTATGAAAAAGACTTAACAGGTAAAGCTACATTAGCAGCTGAAGATATTCGTTTTGCTCGTACAATCGATAGATTACAGCGTATTGTACTATCTGAATTATATAGAATAGCATTAGTACATTTATATGTTCAAGGATATACAGGTGAAGCATTAACAAACTTTGAAATTACATTAACTACTCCATCAATCATTTATGATCAAGAAAGAATAGCATTGATGAAAGAAAAAGTTGATTTAGCTAAGAATATAATGGAAGCTCAATTGTTACCAACAGATTGGATTTACCATAATATATTCCACTTTAGTGAAGATCAATTTGATGAATATAGAGATTTAATATTACAAGATGCTAAACGCAAATTCAGATTAGGTCAAGTAACTGAAGAAGGTAACGATCCATTAGAGACAGGAAGATCGTATGGTACACCTCATGATTTAGCTTCATTATATGGTAAGAGCCGAATGGCATCTGATCCAGGAAATGTACCAGCAGGATATGGAGATGATGTTAAATTAGGTCGTCCTGAAGAAAAAGTATCAAATATTAATACTCAAGATAATGTGTTTGGTAGAGATAGATTAGGTAGAAAAGATATGAAAGTTGATGATCAACCTGGATACAATAGTAAATCGCTTAATGAAAACGCTCAAACTACGTATTTAAAGAATAAACAGTTTTTAACTGAAATTCAAAAAACACTAGTATTTCAAACCGATAAAGCAAAAGAGTCATTGCTTGACGAAAACCAGTTGCGAGATTAATATTCCCTTATATATTTATAATAAAAATAACTACTAAATGCTAATAAAACATTCTAAGTACAAAAACACAGGCATTTTATTTGAACTTCTAGTAAGAACTATTACGGCAGATACACTATCTGGTAAAAATTCAGAAGCAACTAATATTCTAAAGAAATACTTTAGTAAGACAGAATTGGGCCGTGAATATAAACTATACGATAGTTTACTTAAGCGCACTAATTTATCAGAAGGTAAAGCAGAAGTTATTATTAATACAGTTCTAGAAAGTGCCAAACAATTAAATCGTACTTCTCTTAAAAGACAAAAATATAATTTAATTAACGAAATTAAAAAACACTATAATTTAGAAGATTTTTTTAAATCTAAACTTCCTAATTATAAAGCCCAAGCGGCTATTTATACGTTAATTGAGGCATATAGTGATAATAAAAAACAATCTCATGAACAAATTATCACTAATAAATTGTCTTTATTAGAACATTTAACGTCAAATATAGTTAAATCTAAGGAAAGTACACCTAGTATTATGGATGAATTTAACCATAACGATAAAGACACCAGAATACTAACTTATAAAATATTATTAGAGAAATTTAACTCTAAATATTCCGACTTTAGTAATAACAAAAAATCCGTTCTTAAAGAATTTATTAACAGTGTAGATAACACAAACAAATTGAAAGAATTTTACAATTCTAAAATTAACGAAATTAAAGGTGAACTTGTTACATTGAATGCAAAAACCAAAAACCAAGTTACTAAAATCAAAATAAATGAAGTGTCTACACTTTTGGTTAAATTAGATAAAAACGACAAAGTAAATAATGATCACATAGTAAATTTACTTCAATATTGTGACTTACTAGAAGAACTCCAGCAAGTAAATGGAAAATAAAGAACCAACAGGATTTACCTCCACTCCATCCCCCCAAGACCCAGAAACTGGGCAAATTACTTGGGATGTTAAGTATAAAGCTGACTATGCATTAGTATATAAAAGATTTAAAGAACTTAATAAAGCACTTAAGGATTTCATAACATATGATGAGGTTAGAACTGATCCTAAATTAATGGAAGTAAGTAGATGGTTTAACACTTTATATAATACATTTAGAACTCACATCCGAAGAGAATATCCAAAACAATATAAACAACTTCAAACAATAGATGAAAATGTAGTTAAAGATCTTATACGAGGAAAATTAAAGGAAATGAGTGCTACTGGAGCGGGTGCTGGAGCAGGACATTTTGAACCTGGTGCTGGTGCTAATTACGCTACACCAAACGCCTTTAATCCAAATAAAAAAGCTAAAGGTGCTCAAAATGTATATTACTATAAATTAGGTTGGAAACCAGTTGATGCTGAAAAATTACATAAGCAAGTTAAAGGTATTGATCATAAAAATTTATGGAAAAAGAAATTAGAAGAAACTGAAGAATCTTCTCAATCATATGTTAACTCATTAAATCTACCTGACCCAGCATTAAAACAATTTGTTGAAACTCGAGTAACAGATTTTGATAAAATAGAAGATAAATTAAACACATTACTTCCATTATTAAAAAATGCAAAAACTGAAACTATGGAGTATTACAAAACTAATCCTAATTTTCAAGTTAAATATGGTACTGATTTAGCGGTAGATTACTTAGACGACTTAATAACACTATTTAAAGAAAAAAAATAAAATGGCACAGACACTTCAAGAACATTATAACTCAATTAAGAGTGGTAAAGGAAATAAAACTCAATTCTTAAGACAAGCAAGAGAAATGTTTCCTCAATATTTCAATCAATACTCAGATTTCGATACTACTACAGGTGTATTAAAATCTAAACAAATTATTAGTGAAGCAACAACTAATGTTGTTACTAAAGGATTTGATATTTACGATTGGAAAAAGATTTTAGCTGAAGAAGTTAAAGCCGAAGAAAAAGAAACATCTAAGGAAGTTAAAGACGCAAATAAAAATGCGTATCAACTATCAGACCTAAAAAATGCTGATAACGTTAACTTTAATGAAATCATGAAAGGATTTTATGCTGAGTTAAAAGATCCTAAAAACCACGATAAAACAAGTGAAGAAATTAAAGCTATGGTTGTTAAAAACTTAGCTAAAGATTGTTTACACTATACTAAAGATGGTATGTTTGGTGAAAAAGGTGTAGGATACGTTACTGAAGCTCCAGGTTTAGGTACTCCAAAAGAGGCTAAAGGCAAACATAAATCTTCAGGGTATGGTGATATTGAAAAAGAAGTAAAAGTAAAAGCAAACGTTCAAGACTCATTAGGTGATAAAGAAGCAGAAACTTCAATGCCTAAAAAAGTTAAAGAAATGTCTGTAACACCTCAAAATTCGGCTGGTGTTAAGAAAATGAAAATGCCTGGTGCTGAAAAAACAATGAAATTACAAGAA